AAGAAATAAAGATATTGGAAAAACTAATATCTGAATTATATGAAATAGTTGAACCCACCAGAATTCCTGGTTATACAGACGACCAAATGTTTGAAGCAAATGCAAACAATGAATTCACAGTAACAATTGGTCGGGAAATTCAAGCAGAAATTATTGCAAATGGTAGACCTTCACCTGCCAAATTATTAAATGCAATGAGCAATCCACAAACGCTGGAATCATTAAAGTTAGTTGGGTTAGTACCAAAAGAAACAATATTGTTGGAACAAAAAGACATTGTTGATGTGTTGAAATTAAATAACATAAACGAACCAAAGTTGATAGAATAATATGAAACTTTATAAATTACCATCCCAAAATTTTGAATTATTATTCGGTAAACCAGAAGAAAGAAAACAAGTTGATGTTGTAATTATTGCACAAACACCAGATTGTTCTAATTTCTTGGTATTATCCAAAATAAATTATTCTGCATTTGAACCTTTTACTGGTTACGATGGATATGATTTTACATATTGTCAACAATGGGGATTGACAATAAATGAAGAAGTAGTTGTGAGAACCATATCCGATTTAAGAAAAAATGCATATCCACCGATGGCAAATTATTTGGACGCAATCGTAAAAAATGATACAGATGCATTACAAAACTATCTTAACGCATGTCTTGCGGTAAAAGATAAATATACTAAATTGGAATCTTAAATTTATGTTTTACGGACCAAAAATAATAACAAATGGTTTGGTATTGTATTTAGATGCTGCTAATAGAAATAGTTATCCTGGGTCAGGTACAACTTGGACAGATTTAAGCGGTAATGGTAATAATAGTACATTAACCAATGGTCCTACTTTTAGTAGTACAAACGGAGGATCTATTGTATTTGATGGGGCGGATGATTATGTCAATTGTGGAAGTAATAGTAGTCTTAATTTAGGTTCTCTAACTTTATCTGCTTGGGTGAAGGCATCTACTAATGTTAGTACTTATAGAGCAATTATAGCGGATGAATCTGTTACAGGAGCTTCCACTTGGAATTATAGATTATATATAGTTCAAAGTTCTGGTCTTGTAACATTTGATGTTAGTGGAGGCGGATATAGTGGAGTTAGTAGTACATATGCAATTAATAATAATCAGTGGTATCATATATGTGCAGTAAGAACCGGTCCAGGTGGAACGCAAAATTTATATATTAATGGTATCTTAAATAATAGCGGTTCGGATACCACAAGTATAACAACATTATCATATGCTGTTTGGATTGGACGGTCTCCTTTTGGTGGTGGTGTTTATCCATTTATCGGAAATATATCACAAGTATCTATCTACAACAGATCATTAACCGCTGCTGAAATACTTCAAAACTATAATGCTACAAAAAGTAGATTTGGGTTATAATTATAAGATATATGTCAGGAAAAATTGGACCAGATATAAATGAAAATGGATTGGTGTTATCCTTAGATGCTGCGAATTATAAAAGTTATACTGGATCTGGTACTACTTGGAGAGATTTAAGTGGCAACAGTAATAACGGCACATTAACCAATGGTCCTACATTTAACGCAGCAAATATGGGCGCTATAGTATTTGATGGCACCGATGATAAAGTTACTATATCAATGAATTCATCTTTCATTTATGGAGTTTTACCATTTTCTTTGAATGCATGGATTTATGTTTTAGGTAATCAATCACAATTTAGTGCTGGTTTTATTTGGACACAAACGATTTCAGGACGAAATTATTTCACGATGGGATATCATAATAGTAATTATATGTTTTTTACATATGGGGATGGTGGTGGTACATCAGTATTCACAGATGCAGGTACTGTGTCTCAAAATACTTGGATAAATGTATGTTATAGTAGATTAGGAACCGGCAGCAATCAATTTTCAATATACATAAACGGTGTACAAAAAGTATCCGGAACTGTTTCTTATGACTTTAACAATGATTCGTATACACCAACTATAGGACAGTATTCACACAATGGTTTGCCTTTTTACGGAAAAATAGCAAACCTTTCTTTTTATAAGTCTAGAGGTTTAACCGCATCAGAAGTATTGCAAAACTATAATGCTGTTAAAAGTAGATTTGGGTTATAATTATAAGATATGTCATTATCCAGAGGACCAAAAATTATATCAAACGGATTAGTATTATATTTGGATGCGGCTAATAATAAAAGTTATCCAAGAACAGGAACTACTTGGTATGATTTAAGTGGTAATAATAATAATGGTACATTAACCAATGGACCTACTTTTAATAGTGCAAACGGCGGTAGTATTGCATATGATGGCGCAGATGATTCTGTAAATTTAAATTTGGTATCATCAAATGTAAATAATGTTACAACCGAAGTCTGGTTCAAAGCAAATACATTACCTGGTGATAGAGGATTATTTTTAAATGGTGACGGAGGTGGTAGTGGATATGGATTACAATTTGGTGCATGTGGAACTGTAGGAACTACACTTTATGTATTTTTTGGAGGACTAAATTGTAATGTTGTATCTTATAGTGGATTGGTTATAAATACTTGGTATCAAGCAGTATATACAAGAACAACAACACCAAGTACATCAAATATATTGTATATTAATGGTATATCTGTAAGTACGAATACATCTGCAAATCCAAACAGTCCTGGGGGGAGTACACTAGTAGGACATTCAGCATATAATGGATACATTTCACTTGTTAGACATTACAATCGAACATTAAGCGCATCAGAAATATTGCAAAACTATAATATTACAAGAAAAAGGTACGGATTATAGTATTTTTTGTTACTATTTATTATATCGTATGATAAAATTAAAGTCTATAGTTAAAGAAATCTTTGACGCAAATTTATTGGAAAATAATGTTGAAATAACAATATATTGCGACATGGACGGAGTACTATGTGACTTTGAAAAACAATTTGAAAAATTAACAAGTACACCACCAAAAGAATTTGAAGCATCCAACGGAACAAAAGAATTTTGGAATGTAATTTTACAAGAAGGCGAAAAATTCTGGACAACAATGGATACAATGCCAGAATTTGATTATTTTAAAACAGAATTAACCACTATTGCAACAGATGGTAGATTCAAATTGAAGTTTTTAACCAGTACAAGTGCTGGACAAATATTGAAAAATTATCCCCGTCAAGAAGCTGTAGATTATATTAAAAATATAGAATCAGGTAAAAGAGCCTGGTTAAGAACACATTGGTCTGGACCAATTTCTATAATATTCAGCGATTCTGGCAAAAGTAAAGCCAAACACGCAACTGCAAATAGTATCTTAATAGACGATTTATCGCCAAATATAGAATCATTTATTGCTTCTGGCGGTAATGGTATCATTTTCACAGACGCACATCAAGCCATAGATGAACTAAAGGCTAAAATAAAAATATGAAGGTTAGAATTTACAACGATATATTAAATCCAGCTATCTGGGATAATAATAAACTTAACCCAGAAATTAAAGAAAAGCTACTGCAAATAGGCAAAGATTTCTATGCGGATACAGAAACTGATGCGCCTTTAAAGGATGTATTGTTTGTAGGTAGTTTAGCAAATTATAATTGGTCAGATACAAGTGACTTTGATGTGCATGTAGTAATAGATTTCAAAGAGGTTGATGAAAATGTAGAGCTTGTTGAAAAATTAGTAAATGCTCTTAAATCAAAATGGAACGATGAACATGATATACATCTTAAAGGACACAATGTTGAAGTTTATATTCAAGATGTAAACAAAGAAAATAGATCTACCGGAGTATATTCATTGATGCAAGATAAATGGTTAAGTGAACCGCAAAAAGAAAATATTGAAATTGATAAAGAAAAAATTCAAGAAAAATATAATGATTTTGTCAGAAAAATTAATTCTGCGATTAAAACGCAAGATATTGATAAGCTCAAATCAATAGTTAAAGATGTTTATGATATGCGCCAAGCAGGTTTAGATAAATCAGGAGAATTAAGCACTGAAAACTTAGTATTTAAGATTTTGCGTAACAGGAATTATATAGAAAAACTAAAACAGGAAATTATAAACCTGTACGATAAAAAACAAAGTTTAAACAATTAAAAGCGCATCAAGCGCAATGCATAAGCAAATTATACAAAGTCTGTAAGTCCTGTCAAGATTTTATAGTGAAATAGTTAAAAAATATTTTCCGTGACCACAATCCCAGATTCTATCATAACCATTATTTTTCATATTTTCCCATTCGCTAAGCGAATGGTTGTATATTTTTAATAATTTTTCTAATTTATGTTTTTGGAAACTCATGCGGTGTCTAATATCTTTATAATTATTAATTAGATAATGATAATTAGGAGGTGTATGACTTACGAATTTGAATCCTAAAGTTTCATAAATTTTGCCGGTAAAATATCTTCTATCACTATAACTGACAATATTTTTTGGATTATAATGTTTTATAAAATGTTTTAATAATTTACTTGCGCCGCCATTAACTATAGTATTAATTTTATTGCAAAATCTCACCAATTCCCATTCACTTGTTTTGTCAAATCGTGAAGTTTTTCTGAATGTCATAATGCTTACTAACTCATCTTTCAAATACATTCCTAACTTAATTGTAGACTTGTCTTCTCCTTGTAAATGGTTTTGATTAAGAAATGTATTCTTTTCGGATTCATTTACTTCTTTGATTTTACATTCTCTTGCATTAATTTTAACAAGATTATTTGTTTTTGTCAATATTTTGATTATTGATTTAACAATTTCAGTTTTATGTATCCATTCATTTTCAAATATATGAATCAATGATATACCATAAAAACTACAAGACTTTGTTTTATTCAAATGATAATTTTTATTGATACCTCCACCATTTTCACTATGCCAATACAAACCATTGATTTCAAACGCAAGTTTTAAACTGGGAATATAAAAATCCAGTTCTTTTCCATTTAATATGGTTCTATCATTTCGTTTAATGACTGTATCTTTCGGTAAAATTTCTTGTAGAAAATTATAAAATTGATTTTCAACTGTAGTGATTTTCTCTGGTTGACAATAATCGCAGAATAGATTGTTTAAATTATAAACCGTACTTTCTAGTATTTTATCACATACATCACATTTGAATTTATAAAGATTACTAAAGTGATAACCTTTATAATCCACTTCATCACACAGAAATTGCAACTTGTTACTATTACAGTAATTTATTAGGAACTCATAGTGGTTTACTTTCTTAGTATGTGATCGTTTATCAAGAACAGATTTGATTTTAGCCGCATTATCTACACCGTATCTGTCCATCATAGTAGATTTAGTTTGTTCTACATTAGAATAATTCTCGTCCCCATACTTTTCTAACATTGTTTTTTTAACTTTATTTCTATATTCTGGGAGTTTGCTATAACTATCCACTCCATATTTTTCAAGAATTGCAGATCTAAAGTTGGATTTTACCACATCCGTAGTCATTGGATGTCCACCATATTTTTCGTCAAAAGTCTTTTTTTGTCCGTCAATTATCTTTTGTTTTGTAGAACCATCACTATTGCTACACTTCTTACTACAAAACACTTTGGGTTTACTTACTCTACACTCAAACACATTATTACAAAATTTGCAATGTATAGTCAACCAATTTTTTAAATTTTTAGATCGTGACATAATTAGTTTTTGGTTCGTATATGGTATAACTATTTAAAAAATAACTATAAAAATCAAAAATATATTCTTTTATTTATATTTATAATAAACAACAAATAAGGATTTAAAATTATGGCAGATCTATTAAACAGCAACGAAATATTCTTTACTACATTTGAACCAAAAGTTAAGAATAGGTTTCTATTATATTGTGACGGTATCCCAAGTTTCTTAATTAAGAAATGCAAGAGACCATCCCCAAAAAGCGAAAAGAAGACTCTTGACCACATCAATGTCCAACGATACTATAAAGGTAAGACTACTTGGGATGATATAACAATTGAACTATATGATCCAATCGTACCATCTGGTGCGCAAGCAGTTATGGAGTGGATTCGCCTTGGACACGAATCTGTTACTGGGCGTGATGGTTATAGTGATTTTTATAAGAAAGATTTAACCATCAATGTTCTTGGACCTGTGGGTGATAAAGTAGAAGAATGGACACTTAAAGGTGCATTTATCACCAGTGCAGATTTTGGTGAATTGGATTGGAGTGACAGTGGTGAAGCTATGACAATTAGCTTAACTTTAAGCGTAGATTATTGTATTTTACAGTATTGATTCATTCAAAAATTATTCTTTTACCCTCTATTAAAACTAGAGGGTTTTTTATTGACTTTTAATCAAAATGGTTCATACTTATATATGAAAGTGTAAGTATGAATAAAGAAGACATAAATAAAATTATAAAATCAAATCCCGACAGTTATGTTCAGATAATAAAATCTAAACATAAGAATTTTTATAATCAGATAAATGTTGAATATTCTGGGAAAACATTTGGGGAAAAATTATATAAAAGTATATACGGAGAAAAAAAATGCAAAGTTTGTAACATTGTTACTAAATTTAAATCATTTATTGTTGGATATTCAGAATATTGCAGTAAGAAGTGTAGTAATATATCTACTGTTAGTGTAAGAACAAATACACTGATTGAAAAAAATAAACAAAATAGACATTTATATTATGAAACTAAAGTGTGTTTGGTGTGTAGTATAGATTTTGAATCCTTAATTTACAGAAATCAAAAATGTTGTAGTGCTAAATGTAGTGGTGTATATGTTGCTAAAGATATTAATCGTATAGATAAAATTAAAAGTACCAAATTAAATCGTTATGGAAGTGCAACTTATGTTAATTCTGAAAAAGCAAAACTAACTTGTATAGAAAAATATGGAGTGGATAATATATCAAAAACAGAATATTTTAAGGATTTGGCAAAAAGTGAATCTAAAAAAAGATTTTTTGACAATATTTTAAATCATAAATTATCAACGGTTGTAATTCCATTATTTACACAAGAAGATTATATTTCAACAGATAAGAACAATTTATATAAATTTAAATGTAAACAATGTAATGATATATTTGAAGATCACATTGACGGTGGTCATTTGCCTAGATGTTTAAAATGTTATCCATATATTGCAGGTTTTAGTCACAATGAAAAAGAAATAGTAAATTATGTTAAAAGTTTACTTGGTGATATAGATTTAATTGAAAATGATAGAAGTATACTTAACGGATTAGAATTGGATGTATATATTCCAGAAAAGAAAATAGCAATTGAATATAATGGTTTGTATTGGCACAGTGAAAATGCAGGTGGTAAAGATAAAAATTATCATTTGAATAAAACAAAGATATGTGAATCTAAACAAATAAGACTTATTCATATATTTGAAGATGAATGGGTATACAATAAAAATATTGTAAAAACCAAATTAAAACATATTATAGGCAAATCAAATGAAAAATCTATATACGCTAGAAATTGTACTATTAAAGTTATAGATGATTGCAAATTGTTTCTTAATGAAAATCATATACAAGGAGACTGTTCATCATCTATTAAACTTGGTGCCTACTATAACAATTTATTGGTTGCGGTAATGACATTTGGTAAAAAAAGAAAGTCCTTGGGTTATACCAACAAAGATAAAAATGAATATGAATTAATCAGATTTGCAACAAATCAAAGAATAGTAGGTATTGCTGGTAAATTATTAAAACATTTTATTAAAAACTACAATCCATATAAAATTATAACTTATGCTGATAAAAGATATAGTGTTGGTAACTTGTATGAAGTATTGGGTTTTATTAAAATAAAAGATACCAAACCAAATTATTGGTATTTTGAATGTGGAAATGATATTAGATGGCACAGATATGGATTCGCAAAACATACATTATCAAATAAATTAAAAAACTATGACAATTCATTGAGTGAATGGGAAAATATGAAAAATAATGGTTATGATAGAATTTGGGATTGTGGACATTCAAAATATCAATGGATTAAAAAAGACTAATATATTTATTGTATATGAAGAAACATGTAGCATTTGCATTTGGTAGATTCAATCCTCCTACGGTAGGACATAAAAAGTTAATTGATACGGTAGTTGACGCATCAGATGGTGGTGATTTTTATATTTTTACAAGTCAATCACAGGATCCTGATAAAAATCCATTGGATTATCAAACCAAGGTCAACTTTTTAAAGAAACTATTTCCTAGTATACAAGATAAGATTGTATACGATATGACAATCAAGAATGTACTACAAGCCGCAGATAAATTAAAGGCAAATGGTTATACTGATGCTACATTTGTTTGTGGTAGTGATAGAGTACCAGAATTTACAAAGTTATTGAATACATGGAATGGGATGGATAAAACACCAAGATTTGGTACTTTAAACATTGTCAGCAGCGGTGAAAGAGAAGATGGTGTGGAAGGAGTAGAAGGTGTTAGTGCCAGTATGGCTAGAGAATTTGTTAAAAATAATGATTTTGAATCATTCAAAGGTACCGTTCCTAATAATCCACAATTGGCAAAGGAATTATTTGATGCGGTAAAACAAGGAATGGCAACATCCAAAAAAAAGATAAAAGAATCTTTGATTAAGTTAATTAATGAAATATTGATGGAGGATGATGCAAAAATAAAAGCAGCTACCAAAAAAACAAATCAAGCATTGGTTCTACAAAGAGAGTTGGAAAAAAGAGCAGTAGATGATAAAATCAAAATCGCACAAGAAAAAAGTAAAACATCAACTTCTCCAGAGGATAAATCAAAATCTGCCGAAGAATTAAAAAAATTAAGTGATGAATTGAAATCAAAACAAAATTTAGTTAAATCTGCTAAAGAACAATTACAATCTTCTAATTAAATAAAATAAAAATTATAACTTTATACTATATATTGGTATACTGAAAGTTATAATTTATGGACGACTATACAATTCCTATTACAAAACCAGCTAATCAATTTGCTGGAAATAGTTCTCAACCAAAACAAGAAACAACTTATCCATCTGAAATAGTTGATTTGCCAAGTCAGGGACATTTTTATGATTCTTCCAGTCCATTGAGTAGTGGTACTATTAATTTGAAGGTAATGACTGCAAAAGAAGAAGATATTCTTACCAACCAAAATTATATTAAAAAGGGTGTAGTTCTTGATAAATTAATTGAATCGCTTATAGTAGATAAAGATGTAAAATTGGATGATTTGTTATTGGGTGATAAAAATGCTATTTTTGTTGCAACAAGACGATTTGCTTATGGCGATAATTATGGTCCACTTCAAATCAAATGTCCATCATGTAGAGAAAATAATGAATGTACATTTAATTTGGGTGAATTGAACTATAAAGAAATTGAATTTTCAAAATATCAACCAAATGTAAATCGATTCGATATTCAACTTCCTTATTGTAAAAAGACAGTAACTTGTAAATTATTAACATCAGGAGACGAAAGACAGATTGAAAATGAAACCAAGATGTTGCAGAAGATAAAAACTGGAAATACTGCTGAAGTAACAACCAGATTGAGATATACTATTGTCGCAGTAGAAGGCAATACTAACAAACAAGAAATTCAGAAGTTTGTAGAAAACGAATTGACATCAAGAGACAGTTTGGAATTGAGAAAACAAATTAAAGAAAGAACTCCTGATATTGATCTTAACTTTAATTTTAAATGTGAACAATGTAATCATGAGGAAAGGATAGGTGTACCGCTAACGGTACAGTTTTTTTGGCCTGACTCCAGCCGATAAGTTAGTTATTCACGAACAGATATTTAGTTTAGCATATCACTCTCAAGGTGCTTTTACGCAGGATATTGCTTATAAATTGCCTGTAGTTTTGAGACTATTTTATTTGAAAAAATTGATAGAAACAAAAGAAAAAGAAAAAGAAGCTATGGATAAATCAAATAAATCTCCTAATAAACCTATTGCTAGGCCAAATATTAGTAAAGGAAAATGATATAAAAAGCCGTAGATTTTATATTTATAATCATATAATTTATGGCAGAAGATAAAAATCCATTTTTAGGAAAATCAAAAGAAGAATTAGATTCTTTGATTAAGTCGGGAAAGTATGCTGGTAAAGAAGCATTACAATTAGCAGAAGCGTGGAGAGAAGTTTTAAATATCATAGAAGATACTACAATAGCCACACAAGATTTGACATCTAAAATGGCAGAACTTCTGAAAATAAATGAAAAAGAAGGAAAGTTAAACAAAGAGCGTCTTGCTATATTTACAAGAACTGTAGATGCTTTTAGTCCATTAAATACAAAAGCAGGCAATTTATATAATATTTATAACAATTTAAAAGATCCTGTTACCGCAGTCTATCAAATGATAGAATTATCTGCAAAAAGATTTGTTGAATTAGATAATGCCGCAGAATCTTTTAGAAAAACTACAGGATTTTTAGCTTCACAAACATCAGTTGTAGAAGCCACTATTAGTAGAACAAGTAGAGATTTAGCTTCATTTGGTGTAACTGCTGAAAATGCCGGTGTTGCTGCACAAAAAATTGCAGAATCATTTTCTAGTACCGCTCTTGTTACAGATGAAATTGTTGGACATGTTGCATTGATGGAACAAAATCTAGGTGTTGCTGTAGAAGATAGTACATCAGTAATGCAAAATTTCATGGGTATTGGTAAAATGAGTGCAGATGTTGCCAATAAGACCGCAGGTGCTGCGGCTAGTTTGGCAAAAGCTGCTGGTGTTCCTTTTGCTAAAGTAATGAAAGATGTTGCTACCGCAGGTGGTGAAGTTCTAAAATTAGTAAGAGGCAGTGTTGATGCTTTAGTTAAAGGTGCGGTTGAAGCCAGACGATTAGGTTTGGAACTCAAAGATGTAGGTGCCGCAGCAGATAAATTTCTTGATTTCCAAACTAGTATAAACAGTGAAATGGAAGCTAGTGTACTATTTGGAAAAGATATTAATTTTACAAGAGCTAGAGAACTGGCATATGCTGGTGATTTAGCAGGATTAGCAAAGGAACAGTCTAGAATATTAAAAGAAGTTGGTGATTTAAGAAAACTTGACGCATTTCAAACAAAAGCATTAGCCGAATCAATGGGATTAAGTGTAGATCAATTGGTAAAAATGAATGCTAAACAAGAAGAGTTAAATGAATTAAGAAGAAAAAATCCTGATTTAGCAGCTCAATACGAAAAAGATTTGGATGTCTTGGATAAAACGAATGAATCTTTAGAAGAAAAATACAAAAAAGAAATTCGTTCAAGACAAATTGCAAGTCAACAAACAAAAATATTGAATGATATCAATCAAATTATTACACAATTAGCTGAACTATTTCTTCCTGTTGTTAGTATAGTAATGGGAATTTTAGTTGGGTTAATAAAAGTATCTTCAGTTTTAATTACTGGCATTATGTCACCAATAACATATCTATATGACGCATTTAGATATGTTACCACGGAAGTATTTGATTTAAATAAATTTTTATCAGAAACATCAAATACAATGTCTGGAATTTCTGCAAAAATAGGAGAATGGGTAAAAGCGATTACTGCAATTGGAGTAACTCTAGCTGTTGTATTTGGTAGAGAGCAATTAAGAACAATGATATTAAACGGAATTGCGGGTCCATTTAAAATTGCGTTGGGATTCATGGATAAATATAAAGAAAAGGTAAAAGATATAGCAACTAATGTTGCTTCTAAAATTGCTGGTGGCGCAGGTTCGGCTATTCCAACTCCAACTACTGGTGCAGGCGGTGTAACTGGAGGTGGAACAAGTAAATTTGTTGAAGGAGTAAAAGCAATTGATCCTAAGATGTTATTATCATTGGGTGTAGCTATGGTTGCATTTGCTGGGTCGGTACTAATATTAGCACATGCTGCAAAAGTATTTGGTAGTCCAGAAGCACAAGCTGGATTTTCTTCTATGGCAATAGCTGCTATTGGATTGGCAGTAATTACTGCAGCACTTGTTGGTCTAAGTACTCTTATTACAACTGCTTCTCCTATAATAGTACCCGCAATTGGAATTATGTTAGGATTTGCTGCTGCAGTTGGGGTATTATCATTGGCTGCTATGGGATTTGGTAAGGCATTTCAAATGTTTGTTGAAGGGTTTGAAAGAGCAATAGAAATAGATCTATTTTCTTTAGCTGCAGGATTTTATGTACTTTCTGGTGCAATAGCATCATTTGGAGCTAGCATGGCAATTGGTGGAATGGGATCATTTTTAGGTGGTGGAATGATGTTACAATTAGTTGCATTAGCTGCAATTAGTCCTGGATTAATATTAGCATCAGATGCGTTATCATCAATTGGTGCTACTTTACAAATGTTTAAAGATGAAACAATAGTAGAAGGAATAGAAAATATTACTGAAGCTGTTAAAGGTTTGAACAAAGAAATCAACAATGTAAGTCTATTAAATATTGCTGGATTATCTACTATTGGTACAATTGGAAAAAATGCTGCTGGTGGTGGAGATGAAGTTGTATCAAAATTAGACGAATTAATTGAATTGATGAAATCAGGTGGTATTGCGGTGAATATTGATGGTAGTAAAGTCAGTACCGCTGTTGGAGTTGCTACAAAATTTAGAGGATCATTCTAAACAATTTGATATTTATAAAATATGGCAAACCTTAATAATTTAGAATCACCTGCACCACTATCTACTACCAATACGCAAATTATTGGTGCAGGTTATAAATTGCCTACGGGATTTAACGATCTTAGACAGCCTGGTGAATTGAGTGTATTATATGCTCAAAACAGTGATGCAATTTATAACAAGTATAAATTACAAACTGATTATAACAATGGTTTGTTAAGATTTGGTCCTAGACAACCATTTATTACTGTTAATCCTAATAATGCAAGAAAAGGTGTAAATGGATTAAAAAGATATGAAAGCAGAGCATTACCAATTGGATCTGCATTACAAGATGTAGTAAGAGTATCAAAGTTTAGTGTAAGTGGTAACGGTGTAATTTTCTTGGGTAAACAATTGGTATTACAAGGATTAAATACTTTCAACGAAACTAAGATATACAATCCTTTGATGCCTATTTTAGCATCAACTAGTATTGCATCTTTTGGAATTATACCTAGTCCAACTAGACATATTGAACCAAATCTGGGTGGTGTCCTTGGTGCTTTAGGACTTGGTGCAGTATCAAATGCTTTAGGTTTAAACAAACCAACACCACCAAAAGGAACAGTTGGTGCAGGTGCATTACCATCTATTAATAAAGCTGGTGGCAAAGGACTGATTCGTGGTTCGACTGCTACTAATGCAAATAAGAATTTTCAAAATACATGGGGTGGTGGTAAAAGTGCAGGATTTTTATCTGGTGTAGGAAACTTTTTTAAATCAAGTACATTATTTGGTGCGTTTATACCAGTGGGTCAACCAAACAAAGAAAAATATAAGGTTGGTGAATCTACATACGGTATAATGGCATCAACAAGAGCAGTATTTGAACAACCACCAGGAACATTAAAACATACATTTGATAAAAAAGTCATACAAAAATGGTATGCTGGAACCAGTGATAACACTGTAAGAAAAGGTGATACTGATGAAACGACAGGTGTTAGAGGTAGATATTTTAGACAAGCGGACGGTACTTATTTATTAATTGGCAAAAGAGGTCCATGGGAAGGCACATCGATTGGTACATTTCCAAAAGTATTTGGTCAAGAAGTCCAACTTTCTTTAAGATCAGATGCATATCAATTTTATGGAAGAGCAGTTGGACATAATGTTGAACCAAATCAAGAATTTAAAAATTCTGAAATGTTGATTAATTTGGCATATTATGCTGATTCAAAACAAAAATATCCAACTAAATTTACAGATAAAGAATCTGATGCAGTAAAGAATATAGAAGATAATTTAAAACAAGTATTAACAAACATTGAAAGTGCGGGTTATACTGTTGTTAAACAATCTGATTCTGAATTGATTAACCCACAATTTTCAAATGCAGTATTTAAAGGATATGATTTTATATCACAACTAACTAAAGATCCATATGCACAACAAAAAGGAACCAGTCCATTTAATTATGGAAATGGTGGATATCTTACAAAATTTAGAGGAGATAAAAGAAAACAACTGTTGGATGATGAAGATGGAAAAGGATTTTCTGGTGCAAAATATAGTGATAAAATTAATTTGTTGAGTGTTTTATCAGGAAGTGTTTTTGATGATAAATACACTGAAGATAGTGATTTAATAAAGTTTTATTTTTATGATGTTGTAAATGATAAATATATTCCATTTAGAGCTACAGTTACTGGATTAAATGAAAACTTAAATGCAGATTGGACTGCTATTGAATATATTGGTAGAGCTGATAAATTACAATCATACAAAGGATTCTCCAGAACACTAAGTTTTAAATTTAATGTTGTTGCTAATAGCATAAAAGAATTGTTGCCAATGTGGCAAAGAATTAATTATTTAGTAGGATTAACTAAACCTGCTAATTATACACAAGGAGGACAGACTACTAGTAATATCTATTCTAAGTTTATTATACCTCCATTGGTTAAATTTACAATTGGTGATATATACAAATATCAACCTGCGGTGATTAAAAGCGTTGGTATGAATATACCAGATAACTGTGTCTGGGAAACTTTCAGTGAAGAATATGCAGAAAAAAATGATTGGACTTATTTAAATGGAATTATTAAGTTGAACAATAGCAAAAATACTTATGCACAGTTTCCTAGAGAATGTGAATTAAATTTGAGTTTAGATTTATTGGAAAAAGAAAGACCAATTGCTGGTGGAAACAATTTTGGAAATGCTTGGAGAGTATTGGATAAAAATGGTGATTATATTAATGGAATTGATATTAATCAACAAGGTGGATTGCCTGTATCAAAACCAGATTCATTTTCTGATAAAATAATGGTACCGGATAAACCAAGAAAAAATTTAGTTCCGCCAGTACCAAATTTGGTTCCACAAACAGTACAAAATCCATAATAATTTATGAATAGATATTCATTTGCACAACAAGATA